GCCCGCCAGGGCACCAAATGGCCGATCTACGCCAAGAAAGACGACCACGACATCGACGCCCGCCGCATGCAGATGCTGCGCAAGCTGTACGACGACGTGGGCGGCGAGGTCGATGTTTTCAGCTGCGGGACGGAGGCGAGGGCGGCATGAGCAAGGCGAAAATCATCACAGATTCCGATGGGCGTTTTTGCGCTGTCCGTATCCGGTGCCCAGCCGGACACAGCCATGCTCTCCCAACTGACTGGACTCCCGACGGCATGGAGCGATCGCCGCATATTGGAGCATGCCAATGGGGCTTCAACGGCAACCTTGATCGGCCAACCTTCAGCCCTTCGATTCTGAGTCGCTCCGGCCACTACGCCAACGGACATGCAGAGTGCTGGTGCAACATGGCAGACCGTATGCCCAGCGAGAGCAATCATCCGGAGTGGTGCTACATCTGCCATTCCTTCGTGCGCGACGGTCGCATCGAGTTCCTTTCCGATTGCACGCATGCGTTCGCCGGCCAGACCGTCGAGTTGCCGGAGATCGACGCATGAGCGCCTGTTGCTCCTGGGAAGATTTTGAGCTCGGGTTCAATTCCGCGTGGGCTCGCGCTCACGCGTCGCCAGGCCCGCTTCTCATTGACTGGAAAATCGCGCGTCGCGACTGGAAGCGTTACTGCATGACAGGCGCAGAAGCTGCGTATATGCAGCTCGCCGTGCTTAGCGGCGATACCCCGTTTCTACCACCAGACCGTCCACGCGGCGGCGGAGGCGGCGGCCCTGGCCAACCGAAGCAGCCGAGGTCGCCAATTCCATCATTGCCAGGAATATCCGCATGAACATCAACCCCCGCACCTGGTTCCCCGCCCGCAAGTCCAACGACATCGGCAGTTCCGCGCTGGTGCGCGCGAATATGGCGATGGGGCCGTGGCAGCAGGCCCTTGGCATGTTCATTCCGCGCGAGGTGAACCCGTGGTTTCTTGAGGCGCTGCGCTCGTCGCTCGGCGTTCTCGATGGCGCGATCAACCGGCTGGTCACGGTGGACGGCATCATCGACGTGGAGGGCGGCAACGACAAGCTGGTGCAGCTGATCCAGCGCGAGCTGATCGCGTCCATCCCGGTGGGTGATTTCGGCGCCGGCCTGCAGGCGTTCTTCGCGGCCACCGGCGGGGAGCAGTACGAGCAGGGGTTCAGCGTGGGCGAAATGGTGTTCGACCGGCGCGGCCGCGAGATGATCGGCCTGCGCGTGGCCGACAGCAAGGGCGTGCTGTTCCACCGCGACCTCGATACCGGGCAGATGCAGACCTGGTACCTGCCGCCGATGCCCAACGCGCTGGGACGTCGCGACGGCACCGACAGCGTGCAGAACGTGCTGCGCAATTCGCCGCGCCAGCTCAACGTGTCGCTGATCCAGGGCCATGGCTACGAACAGCTCGCCCCGGAGCGCATCGTCTACAGCGCGTTCAACCCCGAGAACGACATGCCCTACGGCGTCAGCGTGATGCGCGGCATCGAGTTCGTCTCGCAGATCCTGTTGCGCATGCACAACGCGCAATCGCAAGTGTGGGACCGCTTCGGCGACCCCGTTTTCCACATCAACTACAAGACCAAGAACCGCGCATTGAAGGATGGCGCGCTGGAATCGCGGCGCGCCAAGCTCGCCGCCGATCTTGCGGCTGCGCTGAACGCCAAGCGCAGCGGCAACAGCGCCGACTTCACCACCGCCGTGGGCGCCGACGACGACATCACCGTGACCATTGTCGGCGGCGACGGCAAGGTGCTCAGCATCGAGATGCCGGCGCGGCACATGCTTGAGCAGATCCTTGGCAAGGTGGGCCTGCCGGCGTGGATGCTGGGTATCCAGCTCGGTACCGCCGAGCGCATGGCCGACAACCAGGCCGAGGTGGTGCTGCAGGAAAGCCGCACCCGCTTCGCCGCGCGCCTGCCGGCGCTGGACAGGCTCACCGCCACCTGGCTGCGCGGCCGCGGCCTTACCTGGAAGTCGGGCGACTGGAAGCTGGTGCAGCGCCTGCCGAACCTGCGCGACGAACTCAAGCGCGCCCAGGCCGAATTCCTGAACGCGCAAACGCAGATGATGCTGGCCAACGCCGGCGCCAGCCCGTCGCCGGACACCAACCCCACCGTGCCGGTGCCGCAGAACAACGACGCCACCCAGCGCAGCGGTCGTGCCGGCAAGGCCGCCTTCGAGCTCGCCGCAGACACCTTCGACGACCCGGTGGTGCGCAGCGCGCTGCTGAATCTGATCGCGCAGCAAACCGGCAAGCATGCCGGGCACACGCACACCAAGACCACCACCGGCGAAACCTGGGCCATCGACGACCCGGACCTGCCGCGCATCGAAACCGCCGCCATCGCGGCGCTGCAAACCGCATGGAAAAAACTGGCCGACGACACGCTGAAAGCGCTGGAGCTGCCCGCGACGAAAGCGGCCGGCGAGGTGTTCGCGTTCGACATCGTCAGCATGTTGCAGCGGCTCACCCAACTGCAGGCGGAATTCGTGGTCACCAGCACGTCGCCCGATAGCGCGCTCGTGCAGCTGGCGCTGGAAATCTGGACGCGCGGCATTGAGAACGCCGCCGCGGGCGTGGACCGCGAAGCGGAAGCGGCGCAGGTGATCGAAGCCTCGCGCTCGGCCCGCGCTGCCGCACTGCCCGGCGAGCTGCACCAGGTACTCAGCAAGACCACCGTGCGCGTCTACGAAAACGACATCGTGCACGCGCTGCAGGAGGGTGCGTACAACGGCGACAATCCGCGGCAGGTCGCCGCCGAGCTGCGCAAGAAATTCGACGGCCACAACTACGACTGGCAGCGCCTGGCCAGCAGCGAGATGGCCGTCAGCCACGCCAAGGGGCAGGCCGACGCACTCGGCGCCATGGGCATTGGCCAATACGACTGGATGCTCGCCCCGGAAGCCTGCGCCATCTGCGAGAAAATCGCCGCGGATGGCCCGTACGCCGTCGGCGTCGGCCCGATGCCCGTGCGCGATTCTCACCCCGGTTGCTTCTGCGTGATCGCTGGGCACGTGTAAGGGATGCACCGCAAGGTGCGGCGCTTGGGTCTTGCTGCGCCACACCCTACGCCGGTTTGATGAAGCCTACGAAGCTTATATCAACCGGCGTGGGGCATAGCGATGGACAAGGCCGAGATCACCAATTTGCAGCAGCAGTCGGTGGCCAACATCACCGAGCGGCTGCCGGCGATGGCGCGGGCTGACCTGATCGAGCTGGCCGCGCAGGAGGCCGCCAGCGCCGCCCCCCGCAGCACGCTGCAGGCGGCGATCGACAAGCAGCTGGCCGCGCTGGATGCCGCCGAAGAGGGTGGGAATGGCGGCAACAACGACGCCATCGCAGCAGCAACTGCCGCCGAAGCCGAGAAAGTGGCTGCTGCGGAAGCCGCCGCCAAGGTCGCCGAAGCGTCCAAGCCGCCGGCCAAGATCACCAAGGATGATTTCCGCCACCCCGAGTACGCCGGCCCGCTGAATGGCGAGCAGGCCAGCTGGCGCGTGGCGAACATCAAGCCGGTTGAGAAGGTGCGCACCAAGTGAGCCACCTCAAGGCCCTGGCGCTGCACATCAAGGCGGCTCCTGCCGTCGATGATGCTGCGCTGGCGGCCGTCAGCCAGTACACGTTGCGCCCCTTTGCAGCCGACGAGCTGCAGCTGCGCGAATACGTGCTGGCGCACAATTGCATCGACCGCGATAACGAGTGCTTCGATGAAGCCCTGCTGGACAACTTCGCCACGTCGCTGCTTGGCAAGGGTGTGTACATCAAGCACCCGACGACCTGGCAGGGTGATGGCGGTCCCGCCGAGGGCAAAGTCTACGCGACCCGCACCGAGACCCTGACGCTCGATGCGGCACGCACGCTGCTGGATGAGCCCGACCTGACGCTGCCGCCGGATCGCACGCAGGTCAAGCTGCTATATGCCAGCGCGTATTTCGCCAAGACCCCCGACAACACCGCGCTGCTGATCAAGCAGGACGCCGGCATCGCCGGCGATGTGTCGATCGGCTTCAGTGCGCCACCGCCGCAACCCATCCGCGATGCCGAGGGCCGTGAGCTTACTGCCACGCGCTGGCCGGCACCGGGCAAAGCGCTGGAAATGTCCCTCGTGTGGCTGGGTGCGCAGCCCGGCGCCCGCGCGGTGAAAACCGCACTACAGAATCCCGAACCGGAGCAGGTCATGACCCCCGAAGAAATCCAAGCGCTGCAGACCAAGGCCGCCAACGGCGACAAGTCCACCACGCAGCTCGCCGCCATCAAGACCGCGCTCGGCGACGATGCCGCGCTGCTGGACAACCCGGCATCGCTGAAAGCACACATCACCGACGCCAAGGCCTACAAGTCGTCGCTGGTCGACGACATCGTGGGCATGGAGCGCCAGCTGAAGATCACCGGCGATGCCGAAGGTGACGTAGCCGCCGCCAAGACGTTCTTGTCCGAGATGCCGGTGGATCGCCTCAAGGCGATGCAGAAGGGCTTGGAGGCGCGCCTGCCGACCCAGCACCAGATCAAGGGTGCCGACGCGAACCGCGGTGCACCCGGTTCGGCTGCGCCAGCCGAGGGCTCCCCGCTCAACAACCCGGCCATGGCCGCCTAACCCGTCGCCACGGCACCAGGAGATATCGCCATGTCGCTGCAACTTCGCTCGCCGTTCGACCAGATCAAGACCACCCAGCTCACGCTTGCGGTTGCCACCAACGCGCACGTGCCGGTGTTGCAGAACGGGCACCTGCTGATCCCCACCGACTACGCGCTGGCCAACGCCATCAATGGCTACGTGCTCGCGTCGGACATCAGCGATGCGCCGAAGGCCGCCGTGGCCTGGTCGGCGCTGGACAAGCTGTACTGGGACAACACCGCCAAGGTGATCACCAACGTGGCCACCAGCAACACCCTGATCGGCTACGCGCTGGAGTCCGCGGCGTCGGGCGACGCCACCACGGGCCTTGTGGCCTTCAACGCTTTCGCGGCTTAAGGAGCCACCCCATGCAGACTTACAGCAAGTTCGAAAAGCTCGGGGCGATCGCCGACGAGAAAGCGAAGCTCAAGGCACTGGCCCAGGCCATCGACATGGAATTCGCTTTGCCGGCGATGTTCCGCGACCTGGGCGGCAGCGTGTCGACCACCGAGGGCGGCATCAAGATCATCGGCGGCAAGGGCGGCCGCGTGCAGGTGCCCAGCACGGAGCAGGTCAAGGCTGCGCTGGCCACCAAGTGGTCGGTGCCGGGCGACAACCCTAACCTGGTCGACCCGACCAACCGCGTGGTGCAGTTCTTCCACACCAACATGCCGGACATGGACACGGGTTACACCGCCATCTTCGACATGGTGGACATGCGCAGCTCGATCCTGGACAGCTTCGACATCCTGGACGCGAACCAGGGCATCACGTTCAGCCAGGTCAAGTCCGGCGTGGGCGTCAAGATCCGCCGCGCGGTGACCGACACCAAGATGAGCGTGCCGGTGTGCACCTTCGCCGATGGCGTGGGCATCGAGGACGACTGGCTGCGTTTCCAGAAGTGGTGGATGGTCAGCGACACCGTGGCCGAGTTCAACGCCAAGGCGTGGGACATGAAGGCCAGCTGGCATTACAACCTGCTGACGGCGCTGTCCAGCGCCGTGAACGTGGCGTTCGACACCGACGACACCAAGACGCTCAACAAGGCGGCAGCCAAGATCCTGCGCGCGGTACGCGCCAAGGGTTACGGTGCCGGCCAGAACGCCGGGTTCGCGATCGTCTGCGCGCCGGAAGACGTGGGTCGCATCACCAAGATGCTGACGGCCGGCGCCGGATCCCTGATTGTGGCCTACAACCCCAATGTGCAGCCGGTGAATGTGCACGTGAACCAGGTGGTGGCCAGCACGTATATCCCGGCCAACATCGGCGGCTATTACCTGTGCCTGCCGGGCCGCAAGATGAAGCGCGGCGACTGGAAAGACCTCACCGTCGAAAGCGAGCGCAACATCTACGTGCGCGCCAACGACTACGTGGGCACGTTCCAGACCAATGCCGCCATCGGCGACACCGACCAGGTGGTCCGGGTGCTGTTTACCTAAGCAACCACCGCAGGCACGTAACGATGCCGCGCGGTATCCCGCGCGGCATTTTTCCACGAGGCGACATGACCACTCCCAAGGCCACCCACGACGATCTGCTGGACGAGGGCTTTACCGCCATCCAGTTCGGCGTGGTCGACGCGAACTTCAACGCCTGGCTG